TCGAGTCCCTCTGCCCCAACCAACTTCGTACTTGACAACGTGTCCGGTTCCTCTCACCGTAGGCGGTGCGGGGATAGAGCAACGGCCGCTCGTAGGGCTCATAACCCTATGCCTCAACGGTTAGGCTGGTTCGACTCCAGCTCCCGCAACCAAAGCCAGTCAGATGTTCTGCTTCATCCCGACGCCAACCAAGCCCGCACGTGCTGCTTCCAGCGCGCGTGCGGGCGTGCGTGGTCTCTCGGGGTGTAAGTCAGCGGCAGACGGCTCCGTTCGGGGCGGAGAGGTCGTGGGTTCGAGTCCCACCACCCCGACTACTTCCCATCGTTCCTCGCTCCTCCTGTTGATCTAGCGCTACGCACCGTAGTGCCGGTGTGTCTGAACGCGAATGGTGAGCGGCGCGGTTGTGGTCCGCGTGGAAGCGGGGTCAGTACCCGTCAGGCACCCCAAGGTTGCGTATCCCAACGGCAGAGGACGCCGGCCCAGAACCGGTGCGTTGGGGGTTCGACTCCCCCCCGCAACCACCATGGTCGTGTGGCCCAACTGGCAGAGGCGCCAGACTAAGGATCTGGAGGTTGAGGGTTCGAATCCCTCCACGACTACCATGTAGCCCAATAGGTTGACTTTGTAGCAAATAGGTAGATACGCTCCTGTGGCCCAACGAGGCAGAGGCGTTCGGTTCAAAACCGAAATGTTGAAGGTTCGAATCCTTCCGGGAGCACCAACATGGCTGGGTCGCGGGAATATACCACAGGAGGTACTACAAGAAGCGCCGCAAGAAGATCATCGAGTATCTCGGGGGCGCGTGCGCTGTATGCGGGAGCACAAAAGAACTGCAAGTCGATCACGTAGACCCGGCGGAAAAGAACTTCAACATTAGCCAGCGCCTCACACTGGACAACATCTTGGAGGAGCTGGCCAAGTGCCAGCTGCTATGCCGGAAACATCATCAGGAGAAGACGGCACGCGAAAATGAGGGCTTCACGCACGGTACTTCGTACGCATGGATGAAGAAGGGCTGTACGTGCTTGGTCTGTACGGAGGCGAAACACGCGCACTATGACGAGCGCAACGCGAAGAGGCGGGAAGGAGAAGGCTACAGCAAACAGCGTGGTGTTGATCCGCAGCGTCACGGTACGCGCTACCGCTACAAGCTGGGTTGCAGGTGCCCCGCTTGCCGGGCGGCGCAGGCTGCTTGGATGCGCGAGTATCGGAAGCGCTGTTGACCATGGAGGGTGTCCGGCTGGACGAGGAGCCCGTTTCGAACACGGGTGCGCGGTGAAAGCCCGTTGGGGGTTCGAGTCCCTCACCCTCCGCCGAGGAAGCGATCCGGCTAGATGAGGAGCCCGGCTTGAACCCGGGTAGCACGTTGCAGCGTGTTGGGGGTGCGAGTCCCTCCGCTTCCGCCAAGGTAGGGCCGTCCGAGGGCCGGCGTCGGAGCCCCGTTGGATGCGGGTGCGTCCCCGAGAGGGGGCTTGCAGGTTCGATCCCTGTCCCTACCGCTACGTGACCTTCACCTGGTAGGTGATCTTCAGCTTTTCCCACAAGTAGGTCTTGTGCAGGTCGGCCCAGTCAGGTTCGGGAGGTCCTAACAGCCGGCGGGCAGCGTCGCGGATCGCACGCTCGCGTTCCTTCTTGCGTTCCTTCTTGCGTTTGAGCGCGCGCCGCCGCCTGCGCTTCATGGTGCGCTTGCCGCTCACGCCCAGCTCGCCGCTTCTTCAGCCGTGGCCCAGTACCAGCTGTTGTAGTGGCACTCCGGGAAGTCGTAGGCCATCTCCGGGCACTTGTAGCGCACCACGCGGCCGTCCTCCCACAGCCGCTGCAGGTCCGCACGGACGTGTGCAGCCCCGTCCAGCTCCAACACGTAGTCCGTGGTCTGCAGGCAGGGAGCCCGGCACACGGCCGCGTAGACCTGCTCCATGCGGTCGCGCACACGCTGGGGCCTCCGGGCAAGTTCCGTGTGCGGCTGCATCAGCCACCGCTTTGCTGTGCCACCCGGGCACGCAAGCGCTCCCACTTGGCGGCCTTGATCGCGTCCACGTCGTGGTCACCTACATGATCGCCCACAAGCAGCCGCATGGACGTGCACACCATCTCGACGTCTGCGATCTCCTCCGCCAGCTCTGCCGCAGCCCCTTGGCGTCCTCGCATGAGGTGGCTGATCGCCACTGCCATCTCAGCTAGCTCCTCCATGGCGATCACCATCTGCATCTGCGTGCCGATCGTTTGGAACGCCTCCAGACACAGCTGCTTTTCCTCCTCTTCGGTCATGCGCGCACGATCTCCTTGGCCGGGTCCCCGTTCTCGCGCCGCCGTCCGGTGAAGGGGTTGCGATGCCAGCCGTCCAGCGGGTCGCCTTCCCCGTCCCACACCTTGGCCGCTTCGATGGCGCGCGCCGGGTCCTGGTAGCAGAACCCGTTGGTGATGAACCCGTCTTCGCTGTAGCAGAGTCGGGCCTTGCCGAAGGTCATGGGGTAGACGACGATCTCCACGCCGTCCCCCAGATCCCTCCAGTAGAGCGATCCTTCGCGCGCTTCAGTCATAGTAGGTCATGCAGCGGCTGCAGCGCTCACCCGCCAGCGGCACGCCACAGCACTTCGATCGCCGGCCGTCGTTCTTGGCCTCCGGCGCCTTGCCCAGCAGATCGTCGTTGTAGGACTCCGCGGCCTCCAGCAGCGTGACCGGCACGCCCATGTAGCGAGCCAGCGAAGTGAAGGCGCGGGCGTCCTTGGGCAGGCACTTGCCGCCGTAGCCCCGGTAGCCGCCGTGCATCACGTCCGTGTGCTGCGCCCCGGTCCAGGGATCCAGTCCCACAGCGTGCCGCACCTGCTCCCAGTCCACCGCCAGCTCGTTGCACATGTCGAAGAGCTGGTTGAAGTAGGACACCTTCACTGCGTAGAAGGTGTTGGCTGCGTACTTGGCCATCTCTGCCGCCCGTGCCTCGGTCACCACCAACGGCACGCCCGCGCACCCCAGCAAGGACTTCACACGGTCCAGACCCGTCGAGAGGCTGCTCGCAGGCACGCCCACGATCGTGCGCGTGGGGTGGATGGCGTCCTGCTCTGCCGTCGCCTCGGACAGGAACTCCGGCACGAAGTAGATGTGGAGCCGGCACCACTCCTGCTGCAGGCGCTCCGTAGTGCCGGGTAGGATCGTGGAGCGGATGATCGCGATCGCGCCTTCCGGCAGCTTGGACAAGCACTCCTCGATGGTCCGGGTGTCCACCTTGCCGCTCGGCAGCGTGGGCGCCGGCACGCAGATGAACGCGACCTCCGTGCCCGCCAGGTCAGGCTCTGCCCCCTTCGGCGGGTCGTAGACCACCGGCTCCGCTCCTTTGTGCCGCAGCATGGCACACACAGCGCTCCCTACAACGCCTTCCCCCATCACGACGATCATGCGGTTCTCTCCTTCTCGACGGTCAGCTTGTCCACGCGCCGCCGGGCACGCTTGCGGTACTTCGCTTCCTTCTGGTGGGCCTTGCGGGCCTCGTCCGTCAGGTGGTCTCCGTGCCCGCCCTTGTGGTACCAGGCGCCGCCGTGCCGGTGCGCAGCCGCAGACTCCGCCTTGTCGAGTTGCTTGGTCACCAGGAGTCTCCCTGCTTGCCCATGGGCTCGAATGTGGGGTCCTGCTCCAGCTGGCGCAGGCGGCGCTTCCTGCCCTTCTTGCCGGGCCGGCGCCGCGGCGGCGCGGGCGGATCGGGGTCCCGCGGGCACCCCGCAGGGTAGCCCGTCTCCGTGGCCCAGATGCTCTTGGAGAACACCTTGCCGGTGGGCCCCTCCGGGTTCAGGCAGGCCCCCAGCAGCGGGGGCGTGTGCTCCCGGTAGTCAGGACAGTTCGCGCACTTCGACTCTCGTAGCTCCATTCGACTACCTTGCCCTCCGCTTGCGTCTTCGGCAAGCGGTGTCATTCCTGCCTCAGCGGCTTCACCTTGCCTGCGCGGTTCACCTCGATCACCCAGTTGTCCCGCGGCGTGTACTTGCGGAACTCCTGGATGGACGACGGGTGCAGTGTCCAGCGATCTTCCGTGTTGCTGAACACGACCTCGTAGGCAACGTCCTGCTCCACGCGCTGCAGCGCGCCCGCTTCGAGGGCGGGGCATTTCATGTTGTGGTCACCGCCCTGCGCGTGCGCCGTCCTCACTGCAGGCCAGGTATAGTAGTCGTAGGTGCACCACTGGCCGTACACCGGGCAGGTGTCGTAGCAGGTGTCGTACTCCGTACGCTTGCACGTGTCGTAGCAGGTGCTGCATTGGTTGGAGCACTTGGAGTAGCCGTTCTTCTGGTCCACGCAAACCTTGGTGCAGTTGCACTTCTTGGGGTTGCACTTGTACTCCACCGGGTGCGGGTTGCACTGATGCGGGTTGCAGTTCTCCGTGCCCTTCTTCCTGCGCTCGCAGCTGCTGTTGAACGCCCCGGCGCGCGTACCCCAGCCCTCGCCGTGGTTGGTCTTGCGCTGCAGCAGTTGCGCGTCGCAGGCCCACTGGATGCTGGAGACCATCACGGATTCCTCCCAGGACGCGAACAGCCACTTCCCCACGACGATCACCAAAGCCAGGCCGATGATGGCGAACGTCACGGTGGCCAGGCGCTTGGACATGGCCGGGCGCACGGTCTGGTACTCGACGTCCAGGTCCACCCCGGTCTGGGCCTTCACGTCCCGCGCAGCCACGGTGGCACGCGCCATCATGCGGACGGCACGCGGCGAGGGTGTTGGGCCGGTCAGCCCCGCCTCTTTGTAGCCGGCCTCGAACGCCGCCTTCTCGTTGCGCGGCGCACCGCAGTAGGTGCACTCCTTGACTTCCAGATCCCGCACCTGGTTGTTGCAGTAGACGCACTCCCAGTGCTCGTCTCCCCGGGCCTGCGCCAGCATCACCGCGTCGGTGACGCGGGGTGCGTCTGCGCTGGGCATGGTGTACTTCTCGTGCGCCTCCTTGGGGCTTCCGCAGCCCTCGCACTTCATGAAGCGGCCGCGGTTGTCCGCCTTGCCGCAGGATGAGCAGGTCCAGGTGTTCTCCTCGAACCAGGAGTCGTCAGACATCGGGGAACCTCCACGCTACGTAGAGGCCGCAGTTGTCGCAGCCCTTGGCCAGGCGGTCCGCACACTCCTCCGCAGGGTACTCCTGGCCGCATTGCCCGCAGTAGAACGGCGGCTCCGGGATGAGCACGCCGCCCTCCGGCTCCACGTCGTCCACCAGTCCGTGGTTGATCAGCGGCCGTACCAGGCCCTCGAAGACGGATTCGAACGCCTCACGGGCCTCACGCTGCTCCCGTTCGAAGTCCTCGCGCCACTCCCGTAGGACGTCTTCCCCTTTGCGCTTGGGCTTGGGCATGCCTTTGTATTGCCCAGGCGCAGCCCCCCGTTGGATCAAAAGAGCCGCCCTCAGACACCGCGCGGGGGAAGCTGCGCAGCACCATCAGACGGCTCGGTTGCCGAGCCTATCAGCCCTTGACGGCGTCGGCGACCGTCTCGGCCACGCCGCCCGCCAGCGCGGCCGCAGATGCTTCGTCCATGATCAGCTCTTGGCCTCCCATGGCTTCCATCCACATCGCCCGCACTTCTTCGGGTGGGTTGCGCACGTCGAAGGACTCTCCGTTCTGCAGCGTGATCTTGGTGCCGTCCTGGTGACGGGAGGACTCGTCGAAGTAGGCCAGCTGCCAGGGGTTCAGCCAACGCGGGTGGTCGTGGTCCAGTTTCAGTTCCATCATGCGTCATTCTCCGGTGCTGCTGCTGGGCTTGAAGATGCCCACGATCAGCTTGACGAACAAGGCGAGCACGGCGAGCGAGAGTAGGAAGAAGACGGCACCCAGGCAGAAGCCGAGAACCCAGGCGAACGCCAGGGCGCCGTTCCACACGGCGGCGAGGACGGCTTCCACCATCAGTTTGCCTTCGGGTCCGGGCCGGCGGGTCCGTGCCCCTCTCCGCCCCACTTCTTGTGCTCCACGACGCCGCCGTGCTTTCCGATCTCCTGGCGTACCACCTTGAAGATCTGCCCGAAGACGCGGCTGAAGTCGCCCGCCATGTCACGCATGGCGCCCAGGAACGAGACCGTCAGGTTCATCTCCTCCTGGCGCTTGGATGAGAGATGCACGCCCAGCTTGTTCCCCTCGAAGCTGATGCCCACCCAGTCCGGTAGGTGGATCAGCCACTCCGAGGATTCCTCGGAGCAGAGCGCGATGGTGCCGCCCAGCCGCTCGCGCGTGAGGATGGCCTTGATCTCCTCGGCCGCCGCGCGCATGCGGAGCTGATCGGGTGTTGAAGGGTCCAGCGTCTCGTCTTCACTCATCGGCTTCCTCCGGGATAGCTGCCTGCAGCGCAGCCAGCACATTCATGTCGATCTTCATGGCCGGCGTTCTGGCCAAGCCGCGGGCGTCGAACTTATTGGCGCGGTCCACGTGGTGGCTTTGCCGCGCCAGTCCCGAGGGCCGGGTGCCCAGTACAGAGCGGCAGGGCTGGCCGGCGGGCGCATCACAGACCGGGCATTCGCAGAATACCACGCACGTTGACACCTTTAGCCATCGCCCCACTTGGTCAGGATCCGGCACGAACGCGACGGTGTAGTTGTTGGGGAGGCGCAGGACGTAGCAGTCCTTGGGCAACGTTCGCTTGCCGCGGCGCATCCCTACGCGTGCTTCTTCCATGCCCACCCCAAGCTCACTTCCTCTTGAGCGTTCCGTCCACCCAGCGGTTGAAGAGCGTGCCCGCCCAGGCCACGAAAAAGCCCCACCAGAACCCCTGCCACCACGGATCGATCTCAATCATGTGAACCACTCCACGATCTTCTTCAGCAGGTCGCGCCACCCGTTCTCCTGGTCCTCGTCCGGATAGCAGCCCTCACAGCGTGGCACCGGTGTGTAGTCCAGCAGCAGTACGGTCTGGCACACCTGGCAGACCTGCATGGCGGTGGCGAACTCCCGGAGCAGCTCCAGCTCCCGGAGCAGGTCATCGAAGTTGTCCAGGGGCATCACCACCATGTCCGGTGTTCCCTTGTCGCCCACCTTCCAGCCTGGAGGCTTCTTGTCGTCCCGACCTATGATCAGGATGGGCCGCGTGTCTCCCTTCTCTTCACGCTTCTGAAGCGCCTGGCGGTAGGCCGACCTCCAGTTGAACTGCTGCTCGTGCTTGCACTCCGTCCAGAACTCGGTGCCCGCTACGTCACAGTCCTCGCCCGGCGCCGCCCCGCCCTTGATGCCCTGCTGCCCGCGGTACAGCTCCCGGTCCGCGAAGATCGCCCGCCAGCGGTGGATGATCTCCCACTCGAACTTCCGTCCCTTGCGCCGGGCGCGCTTGCCGGCGCGGACGTTCTTAGGATTCTTCGGGCTCTTCGCCGTCATGCTGATGGCCCCCGTTGATCAGGCGGAACATCGGGGCCTGCGGCGCGACAGATCGGCGCACGTGCACCAGCCTGGCGCGCCCGGGATTCTTCTGCGTCCGCTTGCGGTGCGCGTACTCTCCCAGCGTCACCTGCTCGCGGTCTCCGCCGGGCTTGGTCAGGATCACTTCGTAGGGCATGTCACGCTTCTCCCAGGGGCTTGAGGTCAGACGTCTCGACGTCGAAGGGGATCCAGCCTTCTCCCTGCAGAATCACAGAGGCGTGGCAACCAGACTCACACACGTCCATGACGGTGACCGGGGCGTAGCCGATTCGGCGCCCCTCCTCGATGCTCTCCGTGCGAAACCCCTGCGGGGTGATCTGGCCCCTGCGCAGGCCCAGTAGGACCCGGCACTTCATTCCAGGGCGCAGGAACAGTCCGAGAGCGCTCATTTCCGCGTGCACAGCTTCCAAAAGGCAACCTCCTCCATGATGTATTACGCATCCGGAGAGGTTGGTGGCCGAAAAACTGTACTACGCGGGCTCGGGGAGCGCTTTCCTGTAGGACAGGGAAGGCGTGAAGTCCGCGATCTCGATGTCTTCCGCCTGGAAGACGGTGTGGGCAATCACGGCCACCTGCGCGGGGTCGTAGTCCCGGCAGGAGTACACATCCACCACCGCGTACTGGTACTCCGGCCAGGTGTGGATGGCCGCGTGGGACGTGGAAAGCACGACAACGCCGGTGACCCCACCCTCGTCCTCTTCCGGTTCCGCGCCCTGCTGCCGTACGGCCACCTCCACCTCGTAGAGGTGTGCGGGCCCCAACGGGCGCATCTGGATGGTCTCCACGAGCGTGTCCAGGAATTCCTGGACGCTGGCAGCGCTGCCCAGTTCGGCGCGCCGGCCCATGAACTTGAACTTGCAGTGTCTGCCGCGCGTAGGATTCACGTTCACCCTCCTACCTCGGCGCGAACGCTGCCACAGCCGGGTCAGCGAGGCCAGCCTCTTCGAACCCTTTGGCGCGCAGCTCGCAGGCCGGGCAGGTGCCGCACCCGGGCTTCTGGCCCTGGTAGCAGGTGACCGTGTGCTTCAGGGCCTCCCAGGTGATCGGGTCCTCGTGCGCCATCCGCACGGTCTCCGCCTTGGTCAGGTGCATGAGCGGGGTCCAGATGTTGAAGGGCCCACAGCTGGACGGCATCGCCAGCCCCAGGGTTTGCTCCATCGACTCGATGAACTCCGTGCGGCAGTCCGGGTAGCCGCTGTAGTCCGTCTGGCACACACCGGTGACGATGTGCCGGGCGCCCACCTTCACCGCGGCGGCGCCGGCGATGGCGAGGAACAGCAGGTTGCGGCCCGGCACGAAGCTGGTGGGGAGGCCGTCCGGCGCCGCCTGGTCCGCGTAGCCGCCGGTGGCTTTGATCTCCCCCGGCTGCACCAGTGCCGAGTCCCCCAGCGCGGACAGCACCGGAAGGCTGATGACCTCGTGGTCGACGCCAAAGACCTCCGCGACCTGCGCGGCGGATTCCAGCTCTGCGGCGTGCCGCTGCCCGTAGGCCACGGAGAACGTGAAGACGCCCTCGAACTTGCGCTGGGCCCAGCCCAGGCACGTGGTGGAGTCCTGCCCGCCGCTCAGCAGAACGACCGCGTGCTCACCGTCCAACTTGGCTTCTTTCGACATGTCCAGTCTCCTATCGCAACAGCTCCATCACCTCAGCCTTGGCCGAGCCGTGCTCTCGGAACACTCCTCGAACCTCGCTGGTGATCATCTCTCCCGGGGACTCTACCCCGCGCATGCTCATACAGGTGTGGTGGGCGCGCACCACGACGGCCACGCCCCTAGCTTCCACGGGCTCGAACGCGTCCGCGATCTGCTTGGTGACGCGTTCCTGCACCTGCAGCCGACGCGTTACCGCGCGCACTACGCGGGCCACCTTGGACAGGCCCACGATCTTCTTTTTGGGATCGGGCAGGTAGGCCACCGCCACCGTGCCGCTGAAAGGCAACACGTGGTGCTCGCAGAGGGACACGAAGGGGATGCCCGTGACCGTGATGATCTGATCGTAGCCCTCTGCGTCGAAGAGCTTGAGCAGCTTGGAGGGGTCCTCCACCGCGTAGCCCTCGGTCAACTCACGGAGCGCCTTCACCATGCGGGTGTGCGTCTCCGCCATGCTCTCCGTTTCGAGCTGCTTCGGAGGCACCAGCGTCTGCAGCAGCATGGCTGCGCCGGCTACCGCAGACCGATCAGCTTGTGTTGTTGGGTGCTCAGCCGCCACTGGGGGTGCTCCATCACGAAGTTGGCCGCAAGGGTCATGTTGTCGGCCACCAGCTCAGATTTCGGGCCCATGGTGGCGCAGGGAGAGACTAGCCGATGGATGAAGCCGGGTGCAATAGTTGCGTACGCGAGTGGATCGTAGTTGGGATAGACGATCTTCAGCTCCCCGCCCTGGCGGATGACGATGTCCGGCTCCGCGACCTTGGGGCTGACACACACCCAGTCCAGAAGCTCCTCAACCCCGTCACGGTACTTGGTGGCGCCGTTGGTCTCGATGGCAAAGATCGAGCGCTTGTAGTGCTTGCGCAGCTTCTTCAGTAGGGAGGCGCGCAGCTGCAGTAGCGGCTCGCCGCCCGTGAACACGATCAGCGGGTAGTCCTTGGGCGCACAGCCCGCGACCACGTCCACCAGCACATCCTCCTCGAAGGAGTCTCCGCCCCTGAAGTCCGTGTCGCAGAACAGCGGGCACTTGGCGTTGTGGCGCTTGGAGTCCCGTCCCCGGTCCTCGTTCAGACCGCTCCACAGGTTGCAGCCGCCGAAGCGCACGAAGACGGCGGGCATGCCTGCGTAGTGCCCCTCGCCTTGCAGCGTGCGGAAGATCTCCTTGACTCGGTACACGGGGCCGCTCACGAACGTGCCTTCTCTTCTTCCGTGGCCAGCCGCCGGACTTCTGCTTCACTGATCAGCCCCAACTCGACCTTGAGCCAGTGGAAGAAGGAGCGCGCGATGTTCCTGTGTGTTTCTGGCGTTTTACCCACCATGTGGTCTACCGCCTTTTCCAGCTCCGCAGAGCACGTGGGGCAGAGCTTACTCACGCCGGCCTCGCAAACTTGGTGACGTGCCGCCATGCGCGGCCCTGCATGATCGCGTTCACCAGCGACGTGCTTACCCCATACTGTTCTGCGATCAACCTACGTGATTGCCCCTGCTGCACAGCAGCTACAATAGCTCGAACGGACAGCTCGGTCAGCTTCGCCGCGCCGTGCGCTTCCCCCACCGGACGCCTCTTCTTGGCGTCTTTGTCGGCCTCATTCGTAGTGTGGTCTGCAGTGTACAGGTGCGTTGGGTTCACGCAGGGGGGGTTGTCACACAGGTGCAGCACCGCACGCCCTTCGATGTCGTCGCCGGCCAGCCATGCAGCTACGCGGTGCGCTTTCCTGGTGCCAGCAGCCTTGGCCGCACACCAGCCGTAACCGTCTTGGTCTTGACTGCGCGTGAACTCCCAGCAGGCATCCGGATCGGACGTGTCGATACCTTCGTAGAGGCGGTCACGGATTTCAGCCATGATTGCTTTTCCGGCTTCACGTGCACGGCGGTCTTGCTTGCGCTGCGGGCGGTACGACGCGAACGTCTTGGCGGTCTCACGGAACCGCACTTCAACAAGATTGGGCAGGCGCGCCTTTGCCCACTCCCACACGTACCTGGACAACTCCTCCGCCGTGGTGGTGTCGCTGTCGAGAACCTCGTTCAGGTCGAGGTGGTCCAGGCGGCCTTCGATCCAACGTCCCACCTCGGACAGCGTGCTGTAGTCTGCCACCATGCCTGCTTTGGGACCTTCCAGTAGCACGTCGTGGCGCTCCACGATGATTTCGAACTCGTATGAGTGCCCGTGCGGGCGTGAGCACTTACCGTCGTGATGCTTCAAGCAGTGCGCCGCCTCGAAGCGGAAGGTTTTGCCAATCTCGAAGCTCACGTCGTCCTCCGCCTCGAAGAGCCTGTCTGCTCGGGGTCGCATTCACTGCAGGTGCACACGTCATCTGCAACGAGGCCGTGGTTGATGCCCCGGCTGCTGTTGCACGGGCAGCCGTCCGCCATCGTGCAGTTGTCCGGCTCCAGGTACGCGTCGCAGCCCCGGCACTTGGGGTACAGCAGGGCATCCGTGATGTTGGAGATGTCGATGATCTTCAGGCCGTCGATGGGGGAGTAGTTGGCCTGGATGTAGGTGAACTCGTCCTTCTCCCCGGGCGGGGCAAGCGGGCCGAGCTTCACCCGGCCCCTGCCCTCCAGCAGCTTGGCGATCTGATCCGCGTGCCGGCACAGGTCCTGGCTGGGGTAGAGCTGGACCACCACGTAGCCCACCTCGCGGTCACACTCGAAGTCGTGGGTTTCGCCGTCTCCGCTGTCCACGGTCCTGTACCCGGCCATGTTCAGGTACTGCACCGTCATCCGGATGCCTGGGTTGATCTCGCTCACGATGCCTTCTTTCGACGCGCCTGCTCTGCTTCTAGCATGCGGATGAAGCCCTCACGCTTCTCCTCGCTGCGCCAGCGGCCAACTTCCGCCCTGACGTTGTCCAGCATGATCTGGAGCTTCTCGTCCGACAAGCTCCGCACGCGCTCCGGGATGTGGGGTTCGCTCACATGGACCTCCCGGACTGGGCGCAGATGTCGTCGTTCTCGAACACCCGCACGCAGAACTCCCTGCCCTGGAAGGCGTCCAGCAGCTTCTCCCGCAGCAGCGCTGCCATCCATTCCGTGGTGGCGCGCTTCCCCTCGAAGTCCGGGTGCGTGGACAGGTTGGTGTTGTCCCACTGCAGCACGAGGGCCTCCATCTCCATGTCGGATACCAGCCAGTCTTGGCCATGGTGCCCGAACTGCCCACCCACCTCGATCTCGATCAGGAAGTTGTGGCCGTGCGTGTCCTTGGCGCAGCTGAGGGCTTGCTGCAGTGCCATCCGCAGCTCCACCTTGCTGACCTGCTCGACGTCTTCGACGAGGCGCGCCGTCGCCATCTCGTAGCTGTCGTACGTGCTCTGATCGTTGAAGTGGCAGGACTGGAGCCTGTAGCGCCGGATGTACTTCACCGGGGGCTCTCCATGGCGGAGTCGTCTCCGTTCAGCACGTCCATGGTGTACTGGTGGGCTTCGCGTAGGCGGGTCTCCAGGTTGTCCAGGTTGGTGAGGCTGCGCAGGTTCTCGTACGTGTCCCGCGGGTGGAAGCCGAACATGTAAGCGACGTTGAGGTGGCGGCGTTCCCACAGCCCCTCGTGCACGGCCTCCGCGTAGAAGTCGGAGTAGACCGTGATGGTCTGGTACACGTGGCTGTGCCTGGTGAAGTACCAGGCCACGGTGTCCCGCACGCGCCCCTTGTTGGGCAGCCCGCTGTCGTACTCCGGCGCCTCTCCTGCGAAGTCGAGGGGGACCAGGCCCAGCACTCCGGTGGTGATGATCAGGTGGCAGTCCTGCCACTCAGGGAACCGCGCCATGACATCGGTGTGCAGCGGCGCCGGGTAGGGCTTCTGGGCAGCGCAAGGCACCAGCACGGCGTGCTTCACGCCGGAGGGCGGCTTGTAGTCCCGCAGCTTCTGCATGTAGTCGAGCACTTCCGGTCGGAAGAAGCTGTTGTTGGTGGTGACGGGGAAGGCGCGCAGCTTGTCGGGCGCGGCGCTGACCCCGCGGCCCCACTTGGTGTCGAACATGTAGAGGGCGTCCACCAGCTCCGGGCGGCAAGCGGCTGCGACTTCCACGGCCAGGCGCTTGTCCTTGGCCTGCTGGTAGAACATCTCCCAGGACAGGGTTTCGCCGTCCCAGTCCTGCGGGGAAACGCTGGCCACGTGGTGGCCCATGTAGGCGATGAAGGGGGCCCAGCACCGCGGCACGTTCACGCACTCGTGCGGCATGGTGGTGCGCGCAAGCTGCTCGAAGATCACCAGGTAGTTGGTGTACTCGTGCTCGTAGTCCTGCGCGTCACGCGCCTCTGAGAGCATCCGGCCCACGTCACACGTGGGCAGCTTCTGCTCCTCCTGCAGTTCCGTCATCGTCTTCCCCACTTTCAAAAACCGGACCGGTGCGCTCACTGCTCGCGGCTTCCATCTCTTTCAGTTGCTTGCGCCAGCGCGCGCGGGCAGCACGCTCCTCGCGCAGGTACCAATCCACCTCGTCTCGCAGGTGGTGTTCGCTCCCACGGATGGAGACCTTCTTGTTCTTGCCGGTTCCCTTCTTCGTGCGCCACGCCGCCCACTTGGTGACCTGGCTTTCCCAGGTGGAGCTGTCCACGCTGTGGAAGGGCAGCTCCCGGATCAGGTTCACGTCCACGGCGGCGAAGCCGTGCACCTTGCACGGCCAGATGCGTGCGAAGCACTCCTTGTAGAACTTGATCAGCGTGCTCTTGTGCCACTTCTTGCCGCCGGTGCCCGAGATGGCGATCTTGGGGTAGGTCTTGGCGATCTCCAGCAGCAGTTCTTCCGGCTCGCCCGCGTGGTAGGTGGGGATCGCCGGCACGCCCTGCCGCCACATCTCTTCTACATTGCGCATTCCGGCTTCCCAGTCGTTGATGACGTCCAAGCCGAAGACCTCCACCAGCTGGTCGTCCTCCTCCAGGAGCTTCAAGCTGGTGTCGATGAACTGCTGCAGGTCGATCTCCTTCCCGCTGTGGAACGCAGAGAAGGCGCCGGAATCCATGGCCCAATCGTGGATATCGTAGTCGTGGCGGTTCTTCTGCCACTGGTCCAGGTACGGGTAAGCCACGAGCACGCTGGGCTTGTCGATCGTGGCCAGGCCGGGCCGCGGGCCCAGCCCGGTGCGAAGCGCGTAGGCGGGGCCGGAGTACGCAAGGCGCACCTGCGTCACGGGCCGCCCCAGAGCCAGATGTAGTCCGTCCACCAACCGGTGAGAGGCAGAACGGTCCACCACGTCGCCCGTCTCGATGCAGATGGCCAGCTCAAGACGCACGCAGAACCACTGGAGCAGGACGAAGTTGAGGGTGCCCAACCAGGAACGGAACGGGTTCACTTGCGCCTCTTCTTCGGCATCAGCCGCTCGAACAGAAGGGTGCGCACGACGTCGGACTTGTTGACGTTGGCTCCCGGGTTGGCCTTCTGCTGACGGACCACCTCCCTGTCCAGGAGCTTTGCCAGCACCCTTGGGATGCGGACATACAGCACGCTGTCGTTGGAGCCGGTCATGGGTTCCTGTTCTGCCAGTATTCGGCCAGCGTCGCCACGCCCAGTCCGTCCGAGTCCTCGGGGTGCAGCGCATTCTTGGCGCGCATCGAGGACAGGACGCGCTGCAGAATCTCGTGCTCCGAGTCGGACATGGTGATGGTGTGCTTGCGCGACACGTCATCTCCGCTGGGGAGCCCGCCGCTGTCCCCGGCGGTAGGCGGAGACCAGTCCGCCTTCATCATGTTGTCGATCTCTTCCTGGCTCCAGCCCAGGGACTCGATGTCGAAGCCGGGCTCCTGCTGCAGCGTGTCGATCTGGTCCACGAGCTGCTCGAAGTTCCACTCCGACAGCTCACCGGTGCGGTTGTCTGCCAGGGCGTAGCCGTTGGCCTCAGTGGGCGCTTCGTCCACCACCACGGCAGCCACGTGAGTCCACCCCAAGCGCTTGGCCGCTTCGACGGTGCCGTTGCCGGCCTTCACCGTCATGGTGTCCTCGTGGACCACGATGGGCTTGCGCTGCTTGTAGCGCTGGAGCGACTTCTCGATGCCGGCCAGGCTGCGCTCGTCATGCATCCGCGCGTTCTCCGGGTCCAGCACGATCGCATCGATCGGGATGGCCAGCGGCTGCAGCTGCGGGACGATGTGGCTCAGGTCTGGCGCGGGCGCGGGATCGGTCACGGGCTTCCCCCTTGGTGAAGCGCAGTGTCGTTGGTAGGGGGCACCTTTTTCAAGACCTGTTTCGTGGTTTGCCCGCTGCAACACTGGCTGGGATGGCGGCTGGCTCTTCTTCTTCCAGCTCGCAGCCGTTGCCCGGCTTGGCCCAGAAGCCGTTCAACTCCCCGAAACCCGGCACTTCGCAGAGACCGCGGGCCAGTGCGCGCTTGGGATCCGTGCACCACGGCCGCTTTTCGTCCTTCCTGCAGCCCCAAGCGATCGGCTTGCCCGGCGCTAGCTCGATCTCGTGCCGCACCCAAGCCTTGACCATGGCGTCCCGGTACTTCTCCCAGAACGGCGCGGCGATCTCCCACTCCCCAGTCCACGGGTCCTCGTCCCACCCGTCCGGCTTCTCCGCACCGCGGCAAGGCAGGGTGCTGGTCCACCGCTGTCGGGGGCGCGTCAGCTCCTTCTGGCGTCCGACATGGGGGCTGAGGCGGTACATCACCGCCAGCCAGTTGGGGCCCAGCTTGGCGTTGTTCAGGACGACGTTGGCGATGCCGTGGTGGTCCTGGGTGATCGCGCCTTCCGTGCCGCCGCCGGCCTCGAAGCGGAGTGGCCGCGAGTCCTCGCTGATCCCCATGCGTGCCAGCTGGCAACCCTGGCGCAGGGTGCGCCGCCGGGAGGACTCCGCCAGCTCCCTCGCCGCGCGCTCCCGCTGGCCGAGCTGGTAGGCGCTCAGGCCCGTCATCTTCTCGTGCGTGCTCATTCGGGAAGCGGCGATGTCGGCCAGCACCACCGGGTCGTCCGCGGGCGGCAGCTCCGGCACCTCCGCGCGCACCACCTCATCTTGGGGGTCCGGGGTCGCGTCCACAGCCACACCAGCGTCCGGCACGGAACGGTCGATCTGGCAGCCGGTTACGAGAAGTAGGATATAAGCGTACTTTTTCATACAGACAGTCTCCTCACCCGGTCGTTACCCTGCCGCCCTTCACGTGCAGACGCAACGTAGGCTGAAGGGTCTCCACCAATGTGGAAGAGTGCGAAATGACGACCACGCACCGGGTCTGCGCCAGCTCCGCCAGCGCCGCGCACACGGCCCCCGCGCCCTCCCCGTCGAGCGCGTCGAAAACCTCGTCGAAGAAGAGCGTGCCCTGCCCGTCCCGGCCGCTGGCGGCCTGTGAGACCTCCGCCAGCGCCAGGAGGAGGGCGATGTCGATGCGGCGCCGCTCACCGCCGCTGGCGGCCTTGTAGCCGAACCCGCCGCCTGCGCCGGCCACCTTGAGCGCGATGGCGTCAGAGACGCCGCCAGACGCCTTCTCGGAGTAGGGGTCCAGGGTCAGCTCCAGGCCCTCGCCCGCCACCTTGGCCAGCCAGTAGTTCGCAACCGCTTCGATCCCCCGCAGCGCCTCGCCCAACACGTGGGCCCGGACGCCCCGGACGCCCAGCACCTGCTCGACGGCCTCCAGCGTGTGGACTTCCACCTGGGCGGCCAGCAGCAGCTGCTTGGTGTTGACGATGTCCCCATTTAGGGTCTCAGCGTCCTGCTCCGCCTCTTCCTGGGTTTGGCGTGCCTGCGCGCGGGCAGCCTGGGTCTTCTGGGCCGCCTTCGCCGCCGCCTCGATCGCCTGGATCTGCTGCGTGAGGGCCCGGGCGCGCTCCGGCGTAGAGGTCCTGCTTGGCGGCGGCCCGCCGCTCCCGCGCCGCCTCTGCCTCTGCCTTCTGGGCCCGGGTGCTCTCCCGTGTCTGCTGCAGGTCTGCCTGCAGTGCCTCCTTCAACTCCGGGGGGATGTCCTGCGCGCAGACCGGGCACGTGTCCGCCGCCAGGCGCTGCACCCGGGCCTCGGCCTCGGCCAGCCGTGCGTCCAGGGCGGCCAGCTCGTCCCTGGCCTCCCCGTCCTTGGTGGCCAGCGCGCAGATGTCCTGATCCACCTCCGCTACGAAGGCGTGCAGCTCCTTGATCTCCTTCCGCAGCGCCCCGGTCTCCCCCGCCTCCTCGTGCTCTTCCGGCAGGGTCTTCAGCAGGGTGCGCGCCTCTTCCGCGCGCTGCATGGCCGCCTCCTTGCGCAGCTGCTTCTGCGCGAGCAGCCGGTCCAGGCGATCCGCTTCCTTGCGCGCCGCCTTCAAGTCGTTGCGGCACGCAGCCAGGCCGGCGTCGAAGCGGTTGCTGCCGAACAGCACGGACTCGACCAGCTTCTTCCGTTCTGCGTCTGTGGCGAGGGTGAAGTGGCTGGCGTCCTGCGTGCTGAACGCATGCGTGCGCCGCCACACGTCCCAGGGGCCCACGTGGGTCTCCAGCTCCGCCTGCGCCTCCTTGGTCCGCTCGAACTTCTTGGGCTTCTCCCCGGCCACGGTGAACTGCAACCGCGTGGTGCTGCCCTTGGCGGTTCTCGATCGCTTGGCCGTCACGCCGGCGGCGGCGACAGCTACGCTGCAGCTCTTGCCGTCCTGCCACGGGTTGGTGCGCCGCAGCGTCTTGCCCCAGAAGGCGAAGCTGACGGCCTCCGGGAAGCTGCTCTTGCCCGCGCCGTTCTCACCGGTGATCAGGACAACGCCGGTGTCCGGGAAGTCGACGGAGGTGGCGTCGTGCGACATGTAGTGCCGCATGGTGATGTCAAGCACCTGCACGTTTGCGTGCCTCCCTCCGTGCCTCGATCCTCTCGTTGGCCCCCACCGCCTTCTGGTACAGGCGGCGGAAGGCATCTGTTTTGGCGATCGCTTCGTTACGACGAGTGGTCTCCCGTATGAGCTGCAGGAGAACCTTCACCTCGTCGCCGCGCAGCGTAGTTGGCGCAGCGTCCGGTGCTAGGGTCATCGGCTCTTCAGCGCCCTCGTGGTGCTCTCCAGAGCGCGGACCAGCTTGGCATCGGCCTGCTCCCTGGCGCGCAGGAGCTTGTTGGTCTCCTGCAGCTCGCGCGCGATCGTCTCCAGCGCTTGGAGCTTCCGCACCTCAGCGGACGACTGGCTCTCTGCCGCTGGCGCGTCCATGCCGCAAAGGCAAATCACGATGACAGCCAGCACGGTGCTGATCTTCTTGTAGTCGGTCATGGCTTCCTACTCCATCAAGCGGATGGCGGTCTGCACGTACTCGATCTCGACCGCGATCTCATTGAACAGCCGCAGCTGCTCTGGGCTCTCTCCGTAGAGCTTACTCAGTGCGCGCACACGCACCAAGCGCAGCATCCCTTCGCGAAGCTCGCGCTTGTTCTCTGCAAATTGCAGGCTGTGTATGGCTTGGTGTAGTTGGTCCAGTAGCACCCATTCGTCGCTGGACCGCCTGCGCAGCTTGGCTTCCAGATCGACCAACCGGGACAGAGTCTCTGGCGGGAGCAACCACGGAGACTCCTCGTGCTCAATCTTCAGTGCTGCCGCTGAGCCGGACACCGGCCGCCAGTCCCTTCTGGAAGAACTCCGTGAGAGAAGCCTCCATCAGCGCCCGTTGCTGCTCCCACCACAGCTTGTCGATCGGCGGAGGCGGCTTCTTGCCCCAGACGCGATCTACTTCCTCAGCGACGTTTTGGCGGATGGCGGCAACGGCTTGGGCAGCGGGGCTGCCTTCCGTTCCCGGGATCCGTGTTTGGCGTGGGTCTTCGTTGGCCATGGTTCAGTGTGCGTAGACGATGACTTCCTTGCTGTTGCGTGGCTGGATGCGCAGGTCATCCATTCCGAGGTGCTCAACGTGCACACCCTCACCTTGTGAGAGGCGCACGGCGATCACGCGCACCCCGTCCCCCGCGTCATAGCGGAAGCGGACGAGATCTTTCTTGTCCATGATGGTGATCTCTCTGTAGCCGGGGCGGCGGGCGGTGACGGCGTAGGGGTCCACCCCATCATCCGGTGGTCCGGAGCAGTCGTGCCGCGGCATGTGGTCCGGGCAGAACCGCATCAGGCACACGTTGCACCGACACGGCGGGTCTTCTGCGGCCAGCCCCAGCAACTGGCCGCACATCTCGCACTCGCACACGTTCTCCACGCCGTCGTCGGTCACTTCTTCTTGTATCAGAACGCCTGGGTGCTGCCGACCTTGTCCTCGGCCATCTTCGAGTAGGCAGCGTTGGCCCTGTAGAAGCCGTCCGCCCAGTCCCAGCGGTCCATCATGAAGCAGCGCACCTGGTCGGTGTCCAGCGTGATGGTCTCCTGGGTGTGCATCTCCAGCATCTCGATCGCCACGTCGTAGGCGTCGGTGTGGTCCTGCGGCGGCTTGAGCGCGACCTGCACGGAGATCACGTTGCGCTCGCGGATCTGAGCCAGCTTCTTCTCCAGCGCCTTCTCCACCTTCTGAAGGTAGCCCTCCTTGGCCTCCTTCACGATGGCGGTGTGTTCCGCCCGGTTCTCCTTGAGCTTCGCCAGCACCTTGGCCGTGTCCGCTTCGATTTCCATTCCACTCAGGTATCTCATGGGTCTTCTCCCCTACTTGTTTAGATACTTGTGCGATCGCGCCGTTACGTCGGCACGATCCACGCCATCTGCCACTTCCAGCTTCTGCACGTAGCCCGCGATCGCCGCGCTCAGTGTGTCCGCGCTGGCCGCTGTTCGAGCGGCGGAGCGCGCCGTGCGGGAGGCTTCCTTGCCGTCCGGCATGATGCGCGCGCCGGCCAACCAGTCGATGTCCTCCAGCCGCTTGGCCCACGCCTCTCTGCCTTCACGGTCTGCGGTGACTTCCAGGAACACGTGGTGGCCGCCCTGCGCCGCCAGCTTGCAGTGCTCCAGCAGGGTGTCTGGGTCCGGCGTGTCCGGCTTGATCTGCACGAAGCGCGGGGAGGGCACAGGCACCTCCTCGAAGGAGCCGCCCGCCGACGTGTCCAGGAAAGCCACGCGCCCGTAGCCGTCCAGGCCGGAGTTGTCGAAGCCGGTGGGGGCCAGCGCGCCGATCTGCAGGATGCGCGCTGCCGTGTGCCAGCTCCGGCGGTCGTGCCAGTTGCCGGCCAGCACGTACTCGATGCTGTGCTTGACGCAGATCTCCGTCAGGGCTTCCACCTGAATGGAGTCGTTGGCTCCACGCAGCCAGGGTGCCGTCCGGGAATCTGAGATGCCGAGGTGTAGAGCCAGGACACGAGGCTGCCGCAGACGGTGGGGAGACTGGACGGTCCGTGACCCACCACCCAACGTGCTCGTGCCCTGGCTCAACGCCTCGGCCACCGAGGCATCCAACCAACTGCGCGCCGGCCCGGCTTGGTGGGGAACCAGCACCAGCTCCCCTCCGGTGTCCGTCGACAGCGTGCAGGGATTCTCGACGATGTCTGCCACCAACTGCAAGGGCCCAAGGGCGTGATCGCCCTCCGTGTGGCTCACGACTTCGTGATTTCCCTTCAAAAGCACCACGCGCAGGCCACCTTTCTTGGCTGTGTTGAAGAGGCGCTGGACCTGCGCGTAGATCTGAGGCGCCATGTGCGTGCTGTCCGCGAGGTCTCCGCAGACCAGGAACACTTCGGCTTTCCGGTTGATGGCCTCCGTGAGCGCGTATGCCAAGGTCTCCAGGACCAGCTTGCAGCGTCGGTTGACCCCCGCGTACGTGGGCTTGCCGAAGACCTTGTGGTTGCCCACGTGCACGTCTGCTACGGCGGCGATCTTCATGTCCAGCTCCAAGTCCAGCCGTGCCCGGGCCGGATGTTGTCCCCGCGCCGCGCGCCCCAAAGGAACGCTGCGAGGTAGTGGCGGTAGCGGGGCAGCTTGCTGACAGTAAACGCATCGCGGAGCACGGGCATCAGGGGGCCCACCTCTGCCATGCGGTACAGCGCCGCCACCTCGACTTCTACGATGCGTGCGCACGCGCACAGCATGCAGGCGCCGATCGCGTGCCCGCAGTGGTCCGGGTTGTCCCAGTGCTCCGCGGCGTTCTTGGGGTAGCCGCTGTTGACTGGAGACGGGCAGCGCGGGCACCACGTGTAGCCTTCTGGCGGGTCGGGCATCATGCGCGTTCCAGCGCCTTCCGCAGCTCGTCCAGCGAGATGACTTGGGGCTCTCCGGGGTGGCCGTACTCTGTGCCGGCGGCGGCGCGCGCGATGTGCATGATCTCGTCGATGGTGAACCCGCGCTGCGCCGGCGTGACCGACCCGTAGAGGATCTGGCCGTGCTTGCCGCAGTCCCCGGTGGTGCTGTTGCGGCAGTCCGGGCAGCCGATGTCGCGGTACTGCACCTTAGCCTCCCAGCAGCTTAGGCATCTCGCCGTGCGCGTAGACGTCCGGCAGTTGGGGCAGCAACTTCTCGGACACGGTCTGGCCACCGGGGAGCATGATGTCCCCCAGGAACTCGCGCTCCACCGTGGTGTCCTCGTCCATGATCCGCTCCAACTTGCCCTTCAGGATCATCAGCTCCAGCCGCCACTTACGCTTCAGCTCCTGTTCATCGGAGTCATGCGCGACGTAGATCTTGATGCGGTAGCCCCGCATGGTGAAGATGATGGCGGAGCCTTCCCGGGACTCGCCCGTCACGTACTCTTCTGCTCCGTGCTTCTTGAGCAGCTTGATCATCTCCGCCTGCGAGGACTGGACGGAGACCTTGGTTCGGGCGGCAAAGCGCTTGGGTTCAGGCACGTTGCTTCCTCCTCGACATGAACGCGTCCGCCAGCTCGAAGGCAACTTCCGCGGCGTTGTCTGTGCCATTCACGGTGAGGTGGGTGTCGCCGAAGAGCTGGTAGCTGACCGGCGCCGTGCTGCCGTGCTGCCCCTCCGGTGTGCCCCCGCGCACCAGGATCTCCAGCATGTGCAGCGCCACTTGCTCCCGGGCGTCGAGCCGCAGGTTGGGGTCCAGCTGGAACGCTCCCATGGCGGCCTGCGCCTGTTCCTGTAGGTCGCGCAGCTGTCCGGTCAGCTTGGGGATGTCCAGCAGCACAACCTGTGCCGGCGGGTCTTCTTCGGCACCCACCTCACGCCTCCTGCGTCGCCAGGAAGGCCAGGAACTGCTCGTACCAGTCCCCCTCCATCTCGTACTCCAGCGGCCACTTCTCCGGTTCCGCCTCGTAGCCCTTCCGGTAGTGGGTCTCGAAGTCGTCTACGGCTTCACGTAGCTCCGTCAGAAACTCCTGCAGCGTCATCTTGTCCAGTCTCCTCGCTGTCCACGTCTTCCGCCGTGGTGTCGATCACGGGCAACTTCCAGCCCAACGCCTTGGCCGCGGTCATGTGGCCGTTGGCGTCGTAGCGCGTCCCCTTGGGGATCACCTCCCGGTCCTTCGCGTGGCTCACCGTGGACCACTGGTTGTCCCATCCGCGCTCGTCGTACCAGAGCCGCACGCGGCACTTCCGCCACGGGGGCGCCAGCTTGTTCTTCACGGCGACGAGGGTGATGTCCTTCCCCTCGTGCTCCCCCGTCTTGTTCTTGATGGCCTTGCCCCCGAAGATCTGGAGGCGCACGCTGGCGGCGAACTTCACGGCGTGCCCGCCCGGCGTGGTGTAGGCGGCACCGAACATGACGCCGATGTTGTCGCGCACCTGGTTGATGCAGACCAGCACGCAGCGGGCCTTCTTCACCCGACCCGCCAGCGTGCGCATGGCTTCGCTGAGCGCCTTGGCCCGCTCACCCGGCTTGCTGCCGGCGCCAAAGCCTTCCGCCCACTCTGACTTGGTGGGCGTCTGCGCGATGGAGTCCCAGACGATGACGGCGGGCCAGCCGCGCTCTTCTCTGATGGCGTCCAGCACGCCTTCGATCTGCTCCACCACCACTTCCAGGTACTCACCGTTGAGGATGATCAGCGTGTTGAGGTCGACGCCCAGCGCCGCTGCACGGGAAGGGTCGAAGACTTGCTCCGTCTCCGCCAACACAGCCGTCCCGCCGGCTCGCTGCGCCGCAGCCAAGAACGTGTGACCAAACGTGGTCTTGCCCCCCGACTCCTCGCTGAACAGCTCGATGATCCTACCTTCCGGCAAACCACCAACGCCGATGATGTAGTTGTCGATGACGTCGATGCCCGTGGGGATGAGGTTGCCCTGGTACTGCGCGATCGCACCGAGATCGGCGCCCATGATCGTCGCGGAGTCTTTGCCCAGGGTTTTGCGGGTGCGCGCGAGGATGGCCTTGGATTTGTCAGTCATAGGAACCTGTCACAGCAGCTTCTCCGGGTTGTAGAGCCGGTGCTTGCCCGCTTCCGTGAGGTAGGTAGTGTCCGCGTCCTGCCGGAGGTAGCCGTAGCCCACGAGGCGCTTGGCGTGCGCCTGCTGGTTCTTGTCCAAGTTGGACGTGGCCACCTGAGTCAGCTCCGCAACGTGCACCAGGACGCGCAGCTGTGCTGCGGTCAGGCGCTTGATCACACGGGGCTTCTCTGCAGGTCGGCCAGCCACGGGCTCCTCCTGGGAATCGACAACTTGGTGCCGCACGATGGTGTAGCCCACGGCTTCCAGCTCCTGGATGATTCGGTCACCCGGGTGCTGGAAGCCGTAAGCCCGCTCCTGCAGCGCCCACCTCACGGCGTCCGTGATGCGTGCGTGATCAGAGCGATCTAGCCGTGCTTCCCCCACGGCCTAGCTCAGAACGGGAACTCGTCTTCTTCTTCTTCCTCGACGATCTCGCCCTCGACCACGTCGTCCTGGACGTTGCGGCCGCTGCCGCCGCCACTGGACTCCCCGGCGTTGGACGGGAGGCGGCCGGCGGAAGCGGGGACGTCCTCCCCCTTCATCTTGGCCTCCAGCTCCTCGTCCGAGTAGATCTTGGCGAACTGATCGAGGTCGATCATGCCCTCCAGGATCTCCTCCATCTTCTCGACCGTCTCCGAGAGCTGGGTGTTGTCCCGGGACGGCGTGACCTTGTACCGGGTGTCGTTCTTCCCGGTGCCGGTGCGCGTGATGGTGATGTCGAAGCCTTCCAGCGGGTGCGTGAAGTCCCCGTTGTTCTCCCGGATCTCGATCAGCTCCTCGTGCACCATCTTACCGAAGCCGAGGACCTGCGCGCCCGCATCCTCATCCTTGCGGTTGAGGACGTTGGCCATGATGCGCCGGCTCGGGAAGTAGTCCCTCGCCATGTCCCGGTCCGCCTTATTGGCGCTGCCCTGGAGGCGCTGGCCCTTCTCGCACGCCTTGCAGCGCTCCTTCGCCTCCATCCGGGGGCAGGTGAAGACGACGGGCTGCTGCTGGCCCGGGACCCGGATGTAGTGCTGGTACACCGTCCGGAACGGGCTGCGGCGCCCGGGCGCCGGGGGAAGGAAGCGGACCACGTTCTTGCCCACTTCGAGCTTCATGAAGTTGCCGCCGCCCTGAAGAGACTCCTTCTCCTTGGCGGCTGCGTCTTCGGAGTACGAACCGTACTTGGCGAGATTGCTCATGCTTGCTGTTCCTGTTTGTGTGTGGCCTACGGCCTGTTGGCTTGCTGTCTGCTTGACCCGGTCTAGCGACCGGAGCGGATCAACTTAGCGCGCCGGGGGCAGGTTGTAAACGTAGGATCCACGGCTGCCAGTACGTCCCAGCCGGCCCTGCTTGTGCATCTGCGAGAGGGCGCGGTGGATCGCCTGTGAATCCATGCGGATGTCCTTCTCCCGCACACGGTCCACGATGTGGCGGCTCTTGAGGCCGGCCGCGGTACCCGCCAGCACGGAGAGGACCAGCTCCTCCACCTCGTCCTGGGAGTAGGGGATCTTGGCCTTGGGGGCCACCTCGGATTCGCTGGCCTCCTGGACACCCAGGACACGTAGCGCGAAGTCGATCTTCTGCAGCTGCGCCCGGCGTTCCGCGATCTCTTCGTGGATCTGCTCACGCTTGGCGAGCAGGTCATCCTTCATGTCCGCGCCCAGCTCGGTCCAGACGCTGAGCGCTTCCAGTGCGTCGTCGACCAGGTCACCGCCGTCACCGGCGATGGGGCGCAGGTCTGGGTTTTTCTTCTCCGGGGTTGGCATGGCTGGCGGCCTCTCTGTTGGTGGCTTGCTGGGCTTGTCCTCCGGAACGGGCGCTGCCCGGCCGGATGTGATCGGCGACTTCTGTGGGGTGAACCTCTTCTTGCGCCTGCGCAAGGACTCGCGCTTGTTGCGCTCTATTTCTTCCTGCTCTGCCGCCGCCTTGGCAGCAGCGGCGCGTTCCTCCCTGGCGCGCACCAGGTCAGGCCCCTCCACGGTGATGACGTCCGGCTTGGCGTTGGCATGGAACACCTGGGCCTGGTAGGGCGAGACCTGGCTGACGGTCACGCGGCGCGGCTTGCGCTCCCCCTCGAAGTGCACGCGGAGGGTGCGCGGCTCCACCTTCTTCACCTCACCGTACTTGCACTTGACCAACATGTCCCCGCTGTCTTCGTGGACAGCGATAGGGGTGAACTCCACCACGGTGTCACCGCGTTGGTAGCCCCCATCCGGCCGAGTTGTCTTCAGCCGGTCGAGGTCGTCCTTGGACATGGTGGCCTTCTGGGGCACGGCTTACCAGCCACCGTCCTTCCCCAGACGGCCGGCGGCCACCTGCTCGCGGACCACCGGGTCCGCCATCATCTGCACCCGGATCTTGGCACCCAGGCTCTGCAGCATGTCGCGCTTGGCGTTGACGGCGTCCACGCGGCTGCGCATGCGCTGCTTCTCCGCCTCTGCGGTCACCAGGCGCGCCGCGGCGTCCACGTACGCCGGATCGGCGTGGACCCGCGCGTCCAGATCTCCCACGGTCATCTTGCTGCCGGACGCCAGCGCGTCCTCCTTGATCTCCAGGTGGAGCTTGGCCTTGATGACGTCCAGGTCCAGCTTGGCGCGGAGCGCGAACTCCACGGCGTTGCTGTACCGCTCACCCCAGTACGCAACGTCTCCGGGAAGCCGCTGGAACTCCGTGTCGAGATCCTCCGGGTGGATCTCAACGCAGTCCAGCAGGTAGCGCTCCACCTCCAGCTCCCGCAGCTCTCCCATTTCCTCAGACATGCCGGCCTCCTGTTGCCTCACACATGAATAGCCCAAGTCCCCCAGTTGTTAGGCAACCTTCTGCAGGCTGCCCCACGCCGGACCCACCTTCAGGTCCGCCACCAGGGGGACTTCACCACCGGGCCCCTTCGAGTCCCAGCTGGTCATGATCTCCGGCACACGCTGCGTCACCAGGTCGACGTGGCTGTTCTTCACCTCGAACATCAGGGAGTCGTGCACCGTCAGCACCAGCTTGGCCGGCACGTTGTCGGCCAGTAGCCAGCGCACACACTCGATGAGGCTGGCGATGCAGTATTCGCTCGCCGTGCCCTGCACCGGGGTGTTCACGGCCGCGTTCTCTGCGTTGTTCCGGGCCATGTCGTCCTGGCTGACGATGTCCCAGAGCGGGCGGCGCCGGGCCTTCTCCCCCTCCCACCAGGTCCATACGTATCCTGTGCGCCGGGCCTCCGCCAATTGCGACTGGCACCACTGGGCGAAGATGCCGAACTTGCCCTTCACCGCCGCCATGACGCTCTCTGCCACCTGCAGTGGGATGCCCAGGCGCTGCGCCAGGGTGCGTTCCTTCATGCCGTAGAGGATGGCGAAGTTCACGGTCTTGGCCTGGCTGCGCTCAGCCTCCCCCACCTCCTCGGGCTTGATCTTCCACGCGAGTGGCGCGATCAGCTGCGCCGTCTTGAGGTGGTAGTCCACGCCCGACTCCCAGATGCTCATCATGGTGGGGTCACCAGACAGCATGGTGGCGATGCGCAGCTCCAGCTGGCTGTAGTCCACCTCGACCAGCTGGTAGCCGTCCGGGGCAACGAAGACGTCCCGGCACATCTTGCTCTCCGGATCCTCCGGCCGGCGGATGTTCTGCAGGTTGGGGTCTTCGCAGCTCAGCCGTCCACTGCGCGTGCCGTCGATCTTCAGTGAGGGGTGCACACGCCCATCGCTGCGGATGTAGTCCTGGATCCCCACGGCGTACTGGCCGCGCAGCTTGCCCACGCGGCGCCACTCCTGGATGTCGTTGACAATGGGGTGGTGGGCGGCCAGCTCCTTCAGCGCCTCCTTGTCCGTGCTCGGCGCCCCCTTCTGCGTGTAGCTGTTCACCGGCAGAGACAGGGTCTCGTAGAGCAGCTTGCTGATGGACTGTTGGCTGTTGGGGTCGAAGTCTGGGTACTGGTCGAAGCGCCTGCGGATGATGTCCTGCCGGCCCTGCAGATAGCGGTCGAAGGTGGTGGCGTTTTTGAGGGAGGCTGCGATGCCCCAGGCTTCCACCTGCTCGATGGACTCGCTCGCGTGCTTGACGATCTTGTGCCAGATGCTGTGCAGCTGCGGCTGCTGGCCCAGCTGAGATTCAAATCGCTCTCCCAGCTTTGTCGTGGTCAAGGAGTCCCGGCCGTTGTACCGATGCAGGAGATCGCGATCGATCAGCCCGTAGGCGTAGCGCTTGGGGCTTTCCTGGGGCCGGGCGCACGCCGCTTCCAGGATGGGGTCGATGCCGAACAGCATCATGGCCTTCTGGCTGCGCGCCCGCTCCTTCGTGATCAGCATGCAGGCGTCCTTGACCGCCTTCTGCGCCTCCGCCTTCATGCCGCCCAGCCCGACCAGCTCCGAGCACACGTCCAGCGTGCCGTCCACATCCGCGGCCAGCAGCTTGCGCCACAGGCGCGTGTCTCCGTAGTGGTTGCGCACCACCGTGTCCAAGCCGCAGCGGACAGCGTGCGCGTCGTACTTCAGGTTGTGGCCCACCTTGCCTACCGCCGGGTCTCCCAGCAACTCACGCAGCGGCTCGTTGACGCCCGGGTCCTCCAGGGCGCTCTGGTCCCACACAAAGATCTCGTGGTCGTACGCAGGCACAGCCGCCAGAGACACCAGGGTGAAGTCCTCCTCGAACATCACGCCCGCGGTCTCGCAGTCGAAGCTGAACCAGGGTGCGTCCCGCAGCGCATCGCAGGCGTACAGCGCGTCCCTGCGGTCCACGATCACGTTGACCTCGGCATCCCACTCCGGCTTGTCCGGGATGTCCGAGGTGAGCGCCCACCGCATGTCCGCTTCGAGCCACTTCTTGATGAAGCGGTTGCGGAGGGCAGCCAGCGGGCTGTTGAGCATGAAGACGGGCACGGGAACACCGTCATCCGTGATGTCGGCGTTGTAGATCCAGCCGTGCCCCCTGCGCACGGACATGATGGGCACGCTGCGCCCGAGCAAGCTCATGACGGCGCGGTTGCCCAGAGCAATGATGCGCTGCGGCTTGGCCTCCCGCAGGGTGCGTGCGAGATAGGAACGGCAGGCGTCTACCTGGGTAGCCCCCACCACGGCGCGGCCCGGGGAGCAGCGCACGGCGTTGTCGAACGCCACGGGGCCGTCCCAGAAGCGGTCCACGGCGCGGCGGACAATCCGTCCGGTCTCCCCAATGAACGGGCGCCCCTCTCGGTCTTCGGAGCGGCCCGGGAATTCACCGACGATCAGCACGCCGCCGGGTTCTCCCTCTGCGCTCATGCAGATCGTCTTCTCCGCTGCTGCGTGGAGATCGCAGCGCCTGCACGCCTTGGTCACGCCGGTGTGCGGGCTGGTCTCGACGGCGGCCAGCGGGGGTTCCGGGTACAGCGGGAGCTGCTTCAACGTTTCCTCCGTCTGGGGGGCATGATCAGGTCGATGGCTTCCTTGGGGGACGCAAGGCGGCGGGCACCCATGTACGCCTCGCGCAGCTCCGGACTGATGCGGAGCTTGATCAGCATATGCTTCCGCTTGTCACCTGCAAGACGTCTGCCAGCGGCGCCTGAAGATGAAGTGTCCTCCAGAGCCCAGATAGCCCAGGCTGGCGCGATCTTGGAGTCGTGGATTTGCGGCCGCAGGTGGTTGCCGCCGACGTAGCCCAGGCCGTCTCGGATCTCGATCCCCGCATCTACTAGGAGATGGTAGCGGCCCATGTGACACGGCAACCAGCCTTCCCGCTCCTGCGCTTCGAACTTCTGCCGCGCCTTGCAGTAGGTCTGGTGGCGGAGCTTGTTCTCCGCGAGCATGCGAGTGCTGCAGACCTCGCAGGTGTAGTAGCCGCGCCCCATTACGTGTCCTCCCGCGCCCTCTCCAGGAGCATGCGCCGGGCTGTGTCATGTCCCCCAACGCGGTAAGCCCCCAGAACCTCGTTCCGGAACTTCACGTTGGTGCGCATCATGTAGGCAACGCAGGCCACGTCTTCGTCATCCATCTCGTAGCTGCCGCTGTAGTTCAGGTTGCCGATCCGGTTCAGGCACAGCTCCAGTACAACGGTCGCCCACTGTGTGCCCAGAAGCGCGAGGTTGGCAATGTGTGTGAGGTCCGAATCTGCGCCGTACTGGTCCGCGATCGCAGTGCAGAGGTTGTAGAGCTGGTCCTGGTCAAGCACTCCCACGGCGGCTCTCCTCGACGCGGTTGATCAGGTACCGGTCCACGAAGCGGATGACCAGGTCGCACTCCTCCTCGGACATCTGCCCGATGTGGGCCTCTTGCTTACCCATCTCCTTCGCGAGCCACGCGTAGGCTTCGCCGCGCGACATCAGCCCGTGCTTCCAGAGCACGTCGAAGGCGGCGTGCGCCTTGATCCGCGCGTTCCGCCCCGCTCCGTTGGTGGGCGTGCCAAGCGGCGCCCCGTTGGGGTGGCAGCCCAGTGTGGCCGGGCAGCCGTCCTTCCAGTTCTCGCACCGGTACTCCCAGCCCCCGTAGTGCCCGGGCTCCCGGTACATCGTGCCCCCACACCCCGCTTCTGGGCAGGGCGTGGGAGCTTCCGGCACGAGATCCTCCACCGCTAGCCCATCACCTCCAGCCCCCGCTCCACGCGGGCCTTCAGGTCGTCGCCCGCCCGTTTGATGAGGGGCACGTCCTCCTGGTAGAGCTTGCACTGCGCCACCAGCGCCTCGACGTCCGCGTGGCCCTGGTCCTTGAAGATCTGCAGGATGTGCGTGAACCGCTTGCACGCCTGCAGCTCCGCCAGCAACGTGCCCTCCGCGGCTTTTCCCGCGTCGGCGCCGTCTTCCTTGGCGTCCTCCTCCGGGTCCGCGGCCGCCGGCTTGGGCTCCGGCGCGGGCTCTTCCTTGGCCTTCTCCGGCTCCGGATCCTTCTTGGCGTCGGTCTTCTTCTTGCTGCGACGCTTGCCTGTCGTGTCCCCCGCGCCTGGGGCAGGCGTGGGCGGCGGCTTGGCGGCCGGCTCTTCTCCGGCCTTGAAGACGAACGAGATTTCCTGGCCCATGGGCGTTGCAGCCTGCACCGCACCCGTCGCCAGTGCCGCGATCACCTGGTTGGCTTCCGGCAGCGTGAGGCCCTTGATCGTCAGCCCCTCCTCGTTGAACTCCACGCGCCGGGACGCACCCAGCACCTCTGCTTCTCCGTCCCATCCGTACAACTTCAAGATCGCCATCGTCAGTTCCCTTCCCCTCTGGTCCACACCGCTACGGGGCGTCCATGAGATCCAATGGGCTCGAACCCGATGCGGTTCCAGCCGTTGCCTTTGCGGAACACCGCGCCCATGAAACGCGGGTCGACTTGATCGAGCTTGGGGCCGTGCCCCTGCACACGCAGCTCGTCGAAGACCTCGGTGCTGGTCACCTGGCCGTTCTGCGCGCAGAGCCGCCGGGCCACAGTGTCTGCAGCCGCAATCAGGTCAGCGCGGGTTTGCTGTAGCGCGTCCAACACGCGGTCGCGCTTGGCGTGCTCTCGGCGCTTTCTGGCGCCGGGTGGTGGTGCGAGATTGCTCACTAGTTTCTCCTGGCCCGGTCACTCTGCATGGTGAACTCCGCCAACCGGTCGAGATCTGCGGGCGGCAGATTGCCGGGGTCGGTGGCCGCCGGCAGCTTGATGAAGTACGAGTCCTTGCCCTTCCGCTTGAGCCACCACGCCAGCGCGCGGCCTTCAAGCCAGGCGTCCCCGTCTAGCACAACCACGATCGGTCGTGCAGCGTGCAGCAGCATCTCCTTCTGCGGCGCGGTGGGCTTGCCGAGACACGCAACGGCGTTGGGCCAGTGCGGGAGCGCGTCGAACACGCCTTCCACCACGTAGACCGGCTTGCGAGATACCAGGCGCAGCGCGTTGCTGTTGAACAGCAGATCCCCGCGCTTCATGCCTTCCGGGTAGCGGTAGCGCAGGGGCACCTTGCGATCGTGCCAGTAGCGCCCGACCCACCCCTGCCAGATTTCATCATCATCGATCAGCGGAACTATGATCCTGCCGGCGAACTCACCGTCGAGGCAGCAGCCGACGCGAGCTTGGCGGATGGTCTCCTGCGGGACGCCGCGTGCGTAGAGGTACTGCCGCGGGTCTTCGGTGACCATGGCCGTGTCGCCGGGGTCCTCTCCCAGCCACATGAAGTGTTCCGGCGCCACGATCTTCACCGGCGTTTCATCCACCTCGTCGATGGTGATGCCGGCAGCGCCGGAGGGCGGGCCCTTGAGCTTGCCTACCGTGCCGCAGCGGAAGCAGTGGTACACCCACTCGCCCACCAGGATGCTGAAACTCCAGCGCCGGTCGGTCTTGCCGAGCTTGATCGGACAGAAGGGGCAGTTGGCGCGCCACCAGTTGCTCTTGCCTTTGGTGGCGTTGGCGAACGCGGCCTCTGCTAGCTGGTCATCTGATGCGCTTCCCATCTCTTCCCCCGCAAGTCCGATCGACTCGCGAAAATCCAAGTCGCTGATCTAGAACGTTGGCCGCACCGCGCGCGGCCGCACCTCGTAGAGTACCCAGTTTCGTAGCGCGCCGGAGTTCTTCAGCGCGCGCATGTACTCGGTCGCGGCCTCCTGCTCGCTCGGTGGCCAAATCTTCGCCTCGCTGAGCAGCTGCGTGGCACCGATCATGTCCTGCGCGAGCAGTGTTCCGGCGGCGTCCATGATGACGTAGCCCAACAGCATCAAAGCACCTCGTCGTAGGGGAACTGCCGCAGATGCTGCTGCCACCAGCCTACCAGCCCTTCGTCTCCGCCCAATCGATACGCCGCAGCCATCTCTGAGGGGACGACGCACATCGTCACGCCCTCCGGTGTCTCCACGCCGCAGTGGTACATGCGTTCGCCGATGCTGCACTGACCCTCCATCTCGGGCGGGTTCATGTAGCTCTGCGTCACGTGGAAGCCCTGACCGCCGCATTCGAAGCAGGGTTCCCACCCCTCCGGCAGGGCCTCGATGGAGGCCAGGATCTCTTTGAGTGTGTCGGACATCAGAAAGGTAGGTCCATGTCTGTCTCCGGCATGTCGCAGAGCGGACCGTCCAACTCCTCGACGTACGGCTCCGGACGCCCGGGCACCGGGTTGCTGCGCATCCACATCGTCACGCCGTTCCAACCGTCCAGTTGGTAGGCGCCGGCGAGTTCTGCCGGTACTAAGCATTGCCCGTGCGGGCTCCAGCGTTGGCCGTACTTGTGCAGGATCCACTTTCGCACGTAGTCGCCCAGGTCACATGGTGACGACGGCGTCGGATCGCCCCGTTCATCCTGCTCAACGTGGAAGCCGTAGCCACCACACTCGACGCACGGCACCATCTCCACGTCGATGTCCTGCTGTTGGCCGCGCGTCACCATTTCTTCTTGCCATAGGGCGTGTGTACGATCACGCGCACGTTGTGGTGCGCCAGTCGTGTGAGTACGCTGGTCTCGATCCACTCCTTGAGCTTGGGCAGATCCCCCTCGAACACCTTGGTGGCGTCCACGATCACAGGGCTGCAGCTGTAGCGGGCACCCAGGGTGGGTTGGAAGGCTTGCAGTAGTGGCGCGAGTTCCAGCCTCATGCAGCACCCGAGATCGTGACCACCTGCCCTGGTTCGTCCCCGTGCTCCACGCTGATGCGTTCACCACAGGAAGGGCACGTGCACATGGCTATCGGTGCACCCGGCTCCGGCTCGGACGCACCAGGAGGAGCTTCTTCAGGGAACGCAGACAGCAGCGCGCGCGAGACCAGGCGCCAGACGTTGTAGGAAAGACGCGGGTAGTTCAGGACCTCGCCCGTGCGCGTGACCTTGGCGGTCTTCCACTGCCCCATCACCTTGGGGTCGGTGGGGCCCAGGACCTGCTTGCGGCGCCGAAGCACCTTCACGGCGTAGTCCCCTCGCTTCCCGTAGCTGCTGCTGACGTTGCCGATGAGCATGCGGCCGATTTCGGACACGCGCCCGGACACAGCCCCGTGGATCTCGATCTTCACAACCAGCATGTCACCACTTCTTCTTTCCCCACTTGGTCTGCACGATGACTCGGCAGTCCCGCGTGGCTAAAAGGGACTGTCGTCTACGAACTCCGCGTCATCTCCGCCGACGTAGCCGCGCACCGTGTCGGCCGTGCGCCCGTGCATCCAGTCTTGCGGCAGCGGGCCGATCTCCTGGCGCGCCGGTCCGTAACGGTTCTTGGCGATGTAGTACATCAGGCTCTCCCCCTCATCGCGGAGGTTCAGCGTGATGACCAGGTCAGCCACGCGTACCTTGTGCATCGAATCCGCGGTGTGGTGGATGTCCAGGCGCTTGCCACTGTCCTTGCCCTTGCGGGTGGACTGCGAGGCGGTCCAGCACCACGTCTTCCGCTCGTCCGCCCAGATGCGCAGACCCTCGTAGACCACGCGGCCCGCAGTGTAGCTGCTCTCGTCCGTCTTCTTGCCCGCACTCATCTTGTCGGCGTAGTCCACCACCAGCAGGTGGATGGGTTCACCCTCCGCCTGCTCGATCGCGTCCACCCAGTTGGTGACGTGCTCCAACTCCGTGGCGTGGGGTGTGAACGAGTTCACGTAGGTGGGCCCCAGCCGGCCCGCGAGCTTCTCGATCTGCGCCTTGGCCGTGTCCATGCCGCTGTTGGCGATGGCGTTGACGGGGATGCCCGTGATGTTCGCCTTGATCCGCGCCAGCACCATCGGCTCAGGAAGCTCCAGGGTGGCGTAGGCGACGCGCATGCCCTTGTAGCAACTGACCCCGGCCATGTGGCTCAGGAACATCGACTTGCCGCCGCCGGAGTCTGCGATGGCAACGCCCAGGCATCCGCGCGGCAGGCCACCGTCTGTGGCTTGGTCGATCTCTGGAACGTCGAAGGGCAGCCGGTCCAGGTGGCGGATGGCCTCCATGGCGTCGAAGGAGCCTTCACCGATCTTCACACCCAGGCTGCTGTCCTGCTTGCCGAGGTGCTCCGCGCTGAGGATGCGCTTGGCAAAGCCGGTGAGATCCTGACGCTTGCCCTGCGCGTCCAGCATGTCGAGCACGGCGTCATCTTGCATGCGCTGTTGCAGGACGGGCACCAACTCCTGCAGCAAGCTCTCATCGCCGGGCAACCCCGCGTCGATGGCCTCGTCGAAGTAGTCGTTCACCTCCTCGATCTCTTCCTGCGTGACGCGGCCCTCCTCATGCCGCCGACGCAACCGTTGCAGCACCACGATCAAGCTATCAGGTCCCTTGTGCGCTTCCGCCGCGTAACTCTTGACGGTCTCCAGCGCGAGCTTCCCGGGCTTGGCCTTGATCGCTTCCGGATCGATCTCCGCCCCTACAAGTCCGAACAGCTTTGGCCGCTGGCACAACGCGGTCACCACTGCACGCTCGAAGTCAGGGTCGAGGCCGTAGCTCTCCACCTTCACTCCCACAACCACTCTCCCTTCCGTGCTCTCCTGCGCATCTCTCGTTGAAGCTCAGCTACTTCTTGTTCAGCCTGCACCATCAGTCGGTCGTACAACCCGTCTGGGAAGGCGAGATTCACGATGGCGTCCACCTGCTCCTGCGTGGTGGGCCGGCGTTCCATCAGGGTAGCTCGCATCCGCGCGTGCCGGTGCACGATCTCCTTCACGGCCGGCGTGATGATCTGGCGTGCCCCGCTGACTCGCGCTGCGGCGTCCGAGTGTCGTGACCATCCCTGGCGCTTGGCGATCCGCGGCACGGCGTAGAGCCAGCCCGGCGCGGGCCAGTTGATCTTCCTGCGGCGGCCCTGGCCGGCGGCCCCCTGGTCGTGGTCCCACACGTCGAGGCTGAACGAGACCCAGACGGCTGGCGGCACGTTGTGCTCGCGGAGCTTCTCCGCGGCCTCCAGCAGGTTCATGAACGCCTCGTCCCCCGGCTGCGGCCGGCGCTTGCCGCGGAACACCCAGCACTGCTTGGCCTTGCCCCTGCCCGTGCGGCCGTATCGGTGCTCGACGCCGGAGGTGTAGGTGGCGGCGAGGAGGTCCACCATCTCGCTGGGGTCCATGTCCTCCCGGAGCGCGGGTGGCGCCGGTACGCGAGCCGGCTGGATGTGGGGCCAGGGTGGGACATTTGGGTACATCCACGTGGCCGGCGCCAGGGCGGCGCCCGCGATCGCAGGTGCATGCCCGCTCGAAGTGGTGGTGGGGGTGATCACTTCCGCCGGGCCTTCCGGGGGCTCCGACGAAGAGGGGAGAGGGGAAGGCGCCGCATCCGGCGCCGTTCTTCCTCCGAAGGAGGAAGGACAAACGGCTGATCTGTTAATTATAATTGGGGGAAAATGGGCTACTTGAATTTTTTCCGGAATGATTTCCGGCACTTCCGCTGAAATAGGCGACTTGATTCCATCACCCAAAATAGGCGACTTGATTTCCGCCGGACCCGAAATAGGCGACTTGATTTCAGAATGGGCTACTTGAATTTTTTCCGGAATGATTTCCGGCACTTCCGCTGAAATAGGCGACTTGATTGTTTGGTGTGGTGGCTTACACGTTTTACCGGCCGGTCGGCCAGCGTTGGTGCGCTTGCCGCCCCACCCTGCGGACGCCTTGATCGCGCGCCAGGCGTCGGGCGGCACCACGTACACATCGTCCCCGTTTGGTGAGGTTCCGAAGGACCCGAAGACGGTGCAGTTCCGCAGAGACTTCCGCTTCGTGAGCAGGTGCAGCTTTCGAAGGCGCCTCAGCCCGCGCCGGAATTCGTCGTAGTCGAGCCCTCCGGCGGCAGCGAGCCCGCGGCCGGTGGCGCGCACTTTGCCGTCTGTGCGCCGGTACTTGCGGAGCAGCGACCAGACCAGCATGCCGTTGCGTCCCAAGGCCCTTTCGAAGTCGCGCTCCGGGACCGTCAGCTTTCCGGCGACGGTGGGAGGGACGGCATCGAGGGCGTGGGCCTGCTGCAAGGGGACTCCGGTGGAGGCAGGCGAGGTAGGGCGTTCAAGGTGCGCGCCGGAACGGGCTGGTGGCCCGGCGACTGGCAGGTAGCCAAGCCCCAAGCTCCCAGCACGCACCTTCAACACCCCACGTGCGGTCTGCCAGTCAACGGTGGCACCCTGGAAGATCCAGAGCGTCCGGCCAACCTACGGAGGCGCGCGGTGGCCGTCAAGCTCTTTGCTGGCGCTGCGCTTGCTCCGCTGCCATTTTGTCGCGCAGCTCGATGGCGACCTTGAGCCCGTGCAACCTGAACGCACCAAGAACTTCGGCGGGCAACTCCTCGGGATCAGGTGTGACTAGGTAGTTGATGCTGTCGTGGATGGCGTGCTGTGACTGCACGTGTACGTGGCCCCCGCACAGTTCGCACTCGTCGTCGACCAGCACCGTCCTGCCGGACTTGAGTTGGCCGTGGACGATCTCCACGCACGCGGTGCACCTGACTAGATCCATTGGCGTGCCTCCACAGGCGTGGCTCCGAGACGGACGGCGGCTTGTTGCGCCGCCTTACGCTCCTCCTCCAGACGACGCAACCGTTCGTTTGTGAACTCTGCAACCGCGGGCAGCCATAGCTGTCCGTTGTGCCCGAGCGTGTGATAGCCGGGGCCGTGGCACTTCTTCACGCAGTCCTCTGGGTCCAGCCCTTGCACGTACTCGCCACAGTCATCGCAGTACGGCCATTCGCGGATCGTTGCCGGCCTTCGGGGCCACTCCTCCCCGGCGTCCACGTAGTCGGCGTAGGTCCACGGCACTAGCGGCGCCGAGCCTTGTGCATGTACATGCGGAGCTTCACTCCGTCAGGCACGTCGGCAGCGCGGATGTGGTGCACCGCGTCCACCACGATCAGGTCTGCGCCCACACCGTGGATCTGCGCTGCCTGCGCGCGTGCGTTGCCCTGCACCACATGTTGTTGTGCTGTGACGATGGGCACCTTCCACTGGTTCGCCGACTTCTTTAGCTCCTGCAGTTGTTGGCGCAGGTGCTCGAAGCCCTGTTGCTTGCGCGCGCGGGCGTTCATGCGCTGATGGTGGATCCACATCTGCATGTTGCGGTCGTCCCGCTTGCTCTTGCGCGCGTGCTTCCTCACCGACTTGGGGAGGCGGGGTGCGTGCTTGCGCGCGGCCTTGGCAGCGTCGATGCCGGCCGGGCCGCCTTCTGCGAGATTGAACGCGGAGGCCACGGTGGGGTGGACGACGTGCGCGCCTTTGCAGAGCAGGCAGAAGCTGCCCATGTGCGTCACGTGCCCCCGCTCGTTCGTGAACGCCTCCACGTGGTAGGCGATCACCCCGCGGCAGACCGGACACCCTACTGTCATGTCTCGCTCCGCATGTAGTCTTTCACTGCGTCCAGGCCGCCCAGGCGGTAGGCCGTAGCCACGGTCTCGTTGATCGTGCCCGTGCCCAAGCACAGCCCGCAGTCGCGCTTGGCGAGATTGTGGAGCTTCGTCCGACACCGCGGGCAGCGTACCGGCTTGCCTTGCTTGGCGGGCTTCCAGTTGACGAGGTTGGACTCTTCATCTTCCACGGGTGGCTCCGCAGTCACACTCTGAATCGCTGCGCCGGTAGCGCGCCAGGCAGCTCATCTTGTGGATGTTTGGATCGAACTCCCTGGTCAGCCGCGACGCAGCCTCGGTGGCGTCGATCAGCTCCTGCAGTTCATGGGCGGTGGAGAAGATCCTCCGGCGTTGTCCGCGCCGCGGGGGCCTGGGCACGATCTCCAAGGCAGTGCGCACGATGTCCTTCGCGATATCCAGCACGAAGGAGGCGTCCACGTCGTACGTCTTGTGGTCCCGCCACGCGGCGAGGTGCTCCTCCATCGTGATGCACAGTGCCGGGTTCGTGGCCCGTATGTTGTTCGCCAGCGACAGGAGGGTTAGGCGAGATACCAGGATTTCAAACTCCTGGCGCTCCGACGTCATCCACCCAACCACTGCGCGAGGAAGGAGCCAATGAGTAGTGCGATGCCTACGGCGGGCGCGGCCTTCTGCAACGTGCTCAGGAGGTCCACGTCTGGGGCTCCGATGCGGTAGCCCTCCTTCTCGTAGGCCCTGCGCCGCTGCTTGGAGTGGTTCTCCAGCATGCGGACGCCGATGTCTTCGAAGTCCCACACCTCGAAGGTGTCTCCCTTGCCTTCAGCCTTGCGCATGCCGCGTCCGATGCGCTGGAGGGTGGCGATGACGCTCTTGCCACCGCTCGCGATTACCACGGACTCCAGCTCCGGGATGTCCGTGCCCTCCTGGAAGATGACGCTGCAGATCAGGACTTCGATCTCTCCCCGGACCAGACGCTCGATGGCAGACTTCCGGCGCGGGGTGTCCGTGTTGCCGAAGACGAACTCCACGGGGATGCCGGCCTTCCGCATCCGCTCTTCCAGGATCTTGCCGTGCTTGATCTCTTTCACGAACACCAGCGCAGGCTTCTTCGCGAGTTTGCAGGCTTCCACCACGGCGCGGTTGCGCGTGGCGCTGCGCACGATGAACTTGCCGTAGACGCCCTGGAAGGTGGCGGGGATCTGGCCGATGTTGTTGAGGCCGATGTGGTGGACGGGCTCCATGCGGATGATGGGCTTCGCGAGCAACCCACGCTCGATCAGGTCCACGGCCTTCAGCTCGTAGATGATGTCACCCAGCACGCCCACCGTGACGAAGCTCCGCTTGTCGGTGCGCGCCAGAGGAGTGCCGCTGAGGCCGACGCGGTAGTAGGCGTTGCGCGTAGCCATGGCCACGCTCATGAAGCTGTCCGCCGGCAGCGTGTGCGCCTCGTCCACCATCACGCCGCCCACGGAGGCCAGCAGATTCAGCGCGGCTTGGTGGTTGCGAGATTGCTTGTTCTTGAGCGCCCTGGCCAGCGTCTGGAAGGTGGCGACGGTGAAGCGCTCCCCCTCGAACCACTCACCGTCACCGATGCGGCCCACACCCAGCATCTCCGCATCGCCGTGCTTGGTGAGTCGGCGAGCTGAGTCCAGCTCCTCCGGATCGAGATCCGTCATGCCGCTCACGCGCTTCACGTAGCGCTCGACGGTCTGGTGCAGCAGGTCCTTCTTGTGCACCAGGAACAGCCACTTCGTCGGAATCTTCAGCGCCAGGCCAATCGCGATTTCCGTCTTGCCTGCACCGGTGGGCAGCTTCAGCAGCCCGCGCGTGCGCTTGACCACCGCGTCGATGGCTTCCAGCTGGTAGTCACGCAGCCAGTCCAGCGCGATGTCCGGGTCGGGCGAGCACGGAGGGGTTCGGGCGTCCGAGATTTGGACGCTGATGCCCTCCGCCTTGGCCGCCTTCATGACCCGGCGCGTGAAGCCCGCGGGGAAGAGGTCGTTCAGAGAATCGTAGAGGTGGATCCGCTGCTTGGTCCCGAAATTCCCAGTCGCGAATTTGGCCCGCTCATCCGGAATGCTCAGGTACTCCCGCAGGAATCGAGATTCCCGTCCGCTGGGGTTGTGCACCTGGGTGCGGATGTTGTGGACGGTCAGTTGCACGATGGCCTTCGCGAGATTGGGGTGGACGAACGGCGAGCGCAAACGGCGATGCCGCCGGCGAGATTGGGCGGCGAGATTGGAGCTAGTCCAGCTCCACGCCTTCCGGCACCCCGTTCATGATGCGCTTGTAGATCGGCGGCGCCTCCTGGTAGTGGTCCGCCAAGCTCTGCAGCTCGATGTAGATCTTCTGCCCGCTGCGCGCCGTGACGACCTTCTTGGTGGAGATCATCCGGTAGATGGTGGCGGGGTTCACGCAGGCGAGGTACGCGGCTTCCTTGACGCTGAGGTAGCCCTCGCTGCGCATCACCTCGTTCTGTGACGGGCCCAACAGTTCTTCGCTGGCTGCCTCGGTGGTCTCGGTCATGGTTCTTCTGCCTCCTTCTACAACTGTAATGACTCTCGGAGTCTGTTGCAAGCATCAAATTGTTCTGCGTGGATCCAGTTCTGCGACATCCGATCGACTCGCGAACGATCGACTCGCGAAATTGGGAAGCCTGATCAGGACTGGGCTGTTCGTGCCCCAAGTCTGAGGCGGCTTCGTAGGTCGTTGGAATCATTGCGAATTGTTCGCTTGTCGATCGACTCGCTCTGGTGCGCGCGCCGACATGCTCTCCGCCCACTCCCGGATGACGCCGACCTGCTGAATCCAGTCGCCGGCCATGCGGCAGGCGGCATCGAACGCTTCGCGCGCTTGCGCATCCTCGTTCAACAGCCGCAGCAGTGCGACTCGCTTCTCGCGCTTCACAGTCCGCAGCGGCTTGGCCCCGTCGAGGCTCCGCTGGCGGGGTTTCACCCCCTTGGTCGCGTTGATCACGGCCACGGCCCAGCGGGGGGCGTAGGGCGAGGACTGGCGGTGGTTGGGCCAGGCCCGAGGTGGGATGCGCACGGACACGCCGGCCTGGTGCAGCAGCTTCGCGTACCGGCTGTCCACCTTGCGGAAGCCCTCACGGACGAGCTGCGAGCGGGTGTTCACGCCGGCACCTCGCCGGTGAGCCGCCACGCTGCCGCGCGCGCCGGGTGGACTCGCGGCCGCTCCCGGCCCCACTTGTGGTTCGCGAAGCTGAAGTGCAGGCGGATGCGCCGGCCGGCCACGATGCGGATCTTCACCGGGTGCGCGCACAGCCCGCACACGTCGTAGCTGTTGTTGAACGTGGCGCAGCGCGGACACTCGACGTAGGTGACGTGGGCGGCGCTCACGAGTTCTGCTCCCGCTTCTTCCGCGCCCGCTCCTCGGCGCGCAGCGTGTGGGCCAGCCCGAAGACGAAGTCCCGCATGGCCAGCTCCTGTCGTGTGCGCGCGTTGTTCACGTACGGCGTGTCGTCCGGCTCTGTGCCCAGGCGTGCCGCAGCGATCAGACCCTCGACCAAGCTCTGGTCCTCGTGGAATGCCCGCAGCACGCGCACGCGGTCTTGCCGAGACATGGCGGCGAGCTTCACGTGGTAGTGCTCCTTGCCGGTCTTGGGGTTGCGAACCACGCTGCTGGTCTGGACCTTACGGCCGGCCGAGACATAGATGACCTGGTTGGCCCAGCGTGGCGCCCAAAGCTGCAGCTTGCGGGGGCTACGGCGCGTTTTGCGGGCCTCCCACACTGCATAGGTGGGGACCCCTGCCAGCTTGAGGATCCCGGCATAGGTGCGGCTACAGTGACCGTACCCGGCCGCTCGCACACGGTTGCGCTCCTCGCTGGCCAGCTGCTCCTGCAGCTTGAACTGCTCCTCGGCGTGGATGTCCGCGAGCGTCTTGGGACGTCCCCTGGGCCACGAGTAGCTCGGGCCACCAAGCCGGCGACGGGGTCCGTTTAGCCGACGTCTGCGCATGGTTCCTCCTGCAGATCGATGAGCTGGCGGCCCAGTCCTTGCGGCTCACCTCGTGGCGGGCCGCCGGGGCCGTTCCCCTTTCGGACTTCCTCCTCACCGTCGAAGCCGAGGAGGTCCCACCACACGCGGTGCGCTAGCTTCACGTCGCCGGACAAGCGCCACACGGCCACGGCGATCTCGGGCACCGGTATGGTGACCAGGATCTCGTTCTCATACAGCACGTAGGTGTCATTGGTGTTCGGCACCGGGCGCTCGCCGCGGACCTTCTGGAACCTGCCCTTGCCGCCGCACAGCTCGCAGTGCCACATGTCAAACGGATCCGCGTTCGGATCCTTCACCAGCTGCTCACACCGGGGGCAGGCGACGAAGACGATCACTTCTGCTGCTCCCGTTGCACGCGCAGCGCGATGTCGGACATGCCCGGCAGCAGCAGGTCGTTGACCTTGATGTGCTGGGTGGCGAAGCTCTTGGGCTTCCATAGCTTGCGTGTGAACGTGGGCCGCTCGTCCTCCGCTTCGGTGAGCCGGAACGCACCCGCCACGTGTGCGGGCACACGCCGAAGCCAGCCGCACAGAAGGCAGGATGCGGGGGTGCCGATGTCCGGTTGGCAGTTGGGGCACGCCGCCCAGTCCTCGCCCTGCACCCGCGCAACGATCCCCACCAGCACCTCGTGTACCCAGATCGCGGCGGCCTCGAAGGGCAGGTCCCACGTTTCTATGAGTAGGTCGCTGTTGGTCTTCGATCGCCGCAGCATCAGATGCAGATAGCTGTCTTCGTTCACAGAACGGAGACCCGCCCCGGCCCCGAACACCAGCTGCAGCTCGTTAGCACCTACAGGCAGTAGTTCGGGACCGAGGCGGATTATGGAGCGGACACGTTGCAAAGAAATCTCGGACACGGTGATCTTGTTGGCCTTCCAGCGAATGGAACCCTTGTCAGCGTAGGCCGTCGCCAAGTCGGTATCGGTGAGCATTCATGCACCAAGCTGCTGGAGCAGTGGGTCGGCGCGCAGCGCAGCGTTGGCGTTGCGCGTGGCCCGGTAGATTCGCCACTTGTTGACCCCGGCGTCCCGGGCGACGTCTTCCGCACGCTCGTTGTTCAGCAGCACGCGCGCGGCTAGGGTCCCGTCTGGCTGCAGCTCGAACACCCGGCGCATGCGTTCTGCGACTTGCTTCTTGGTCACCTGGACTTCGGTGTGGTGCAGCTCCGTGGATCCCTCCGGAGCGTGATCGAGGTCTACGCTCCAGGTCTGGAGTAGCTTCCCCGTCGCGTGCTTGCTCCCTTTGACTGGCGAGCGCATGCGCACGGCGGAGACGAGGCACGTCCGCCAGACTGCCGTTGCTGCGTACGCCTGAAACGGCCCTAGCGGGGCCTGCCAGCTGCGTTGTGACTCCAGGATCGCGATCCAGGCATCCTGGTAAAGGTCCGCGATCGCAACCCCGTAGCGGGACGCATAGCGGCCAGCAATGCCCCGCGCCATTTTGTCCAGTGCGGGGAAGTCCATCACTGGTGCCGCGCGCTCGGGCCGCTGGCGCACGGGTGGTGCGGCCGCTGGTGCGGGAGGCACGCTTCGGCGTCCCCGGCGCTTCCGGTACGCGCGCAGGTTCTCGTATGCCCGGGCGTCCATCAGTACGAGCGCTGGAAGCGGATCTGCGGGTCGCTCTTCTGGCGCAGCGCGTTGACGCCGGCCCGAACCATCTCCAGCACAGCGCGGTGGTGGCGGTTCGACCTGGTGTGGGAGCGCGGTGCCGTGAACGTGCTCTCGCACACGTAGCACTTGCCGTCTCGACCGGGCTTGATGAAGTTGCCCTCCGAGATGCTCTTGATGTCGTCCCGGAACAGCGTCCAGACGCGATCGGTGTCGCGCTGGGCGAGGACGGCGCCGTTGAACGTCAGCTGCAGGCAGCCGTGTACCGGGCCGTCGTCCGCCTGCACCCGGCGGATCTGGAAGTCGCTGTACCCCTCCGCCTCCCTGTCGATGGAGATGGCGTTGCGGAACCGGGTCGTGAACCGGCGGCGCAGCCGAGCATCCAGGGACTTGTCCGCGGCCGCGGGGCGACGGCGGCGGTCATCCCCGCCCTTTCGATTCTCGTTGCGCCGGCTCTGCGCCGCGTCGTAGAGGAAGGTGCCCAGCCCTGCAAAGGGCGGCTTCGCGAAGATGTCCGGCAGGCTGTACCGGTTGTGCTCGCCGCGCAGCAGCTCCCGGATGGTCTCGACGTCCACGTGGCAGGTGTGGCCCTGCTCCGCGTCCATGCGGTGGGCGCCGTCCACGATGTCCCGGTGCGTGTTCTGGCATCCGTACGAGATGTGGATGACCCGCCCGTCCCGGGCGGTGACGAGCTTGATGGGGTGTGCCCCGTCCTCGGCCAGCGCGCAATCCACGCTGGCCACGAGGGTGTGGGTGTGATCCTTGTCCGACATGTCCAGTCTCCTTCTGGCGCGGGGTCTCCGAGGTCCCGCTTCCGACGCCTCAGCCCCGGACCGCACGAGGCAGGCCGGGGCAGGGGCGTGGGTTGCCCGAGGGTCAGCCGGTGACGCCGGCCGCCTCCAGGACCTTGTTGAGCTTCGCCAGCACCGGGCGGAACTCCGGGAGCCGAATGAAGCCGCTCTTGGCCATGGTTCGGGCGGGGCCGAAGGCCACGTCCTTCACCCCGTTGTTGACCAGCTCGGTCAGCACGCCCAGCAGCCGCTTGGCACGCTCGTCCCGCTTCTTCACGAGGATGGCGGCGCAGCCGCTGAGCACGGCGATGCTGCGGTCCAGACGGTGCGGATCGTGCTCGAACTTCTCCTTGCCGTCCAGGATGGCGATGGGGTCCGGCATGTCCTGTTCCTCGATGAAGGCGAAGAACTCATTGGCCACGCCCGCGCCGATGTAGGCGGCCACCAGCTCATTGCGATCCGCCTCGTCCAGCCCGTGAACCTGGGCAGACGCCAGGGAGCGCATGACGAACTCCCAGGTGCGGCGGGACGGCCAGGCGCGCGAGGCCGCGGGGTCCATGGCGTCCGGCTCCATGTGGAGCTTCGTGGGGAAGCGCTGAATGAAGGCGGTGACGAGGCCCTTGGCCTGACCGAACGCCTCCGGCCACGCGGCCAGCACGCGAGCCTCTTCCTTGGCGGGGTCCAGCACCTGCTGGGACTCGCTCTCCCGCAGTCCGGCC